TTAAAAACAAAAGATAAATATTATTTCTTATAGGTGCTATATGAATAAATCATAATATTTATATAAGATGCCTAGTACATTTTATATAAACACTATGTAATGATATAGCAGAAAACAAGTCAATGGTATACATACTTTCTGCCTTTATATACTCTTACATGACTTTATATATCACTACATACTATCTACATAATAAAAAAAGAACCTATTATTTTTAATAAGTTCATTGTCGTTTTTTGTAAAATATTGTATTGATTAATTTCCTTATCCATTGTATAATGATTTTGCCATTTTTAATTCCTTTCTTTAATTGTTAGAAAGGAGGTATTTACAAATGAAAAATTTTTTCAAAATTTTCGTTAAACTTTATGTTTTAAAAACTATAAAAGATATCTTAAAGATGTTTGAATAGTACATAAAGAAAAATACTAGAGTGTGTCAGACTCTAGTATTTTTTTTGCCATTTTTTACAAATGAAAAAATTTTAAAATTTTCGTTTGAAATGAGCATTTTGCTCCTTTATTTTTTTTATTGTTTTTTTATTTTATACTTTAAATAAAGGCCCCTCTTTATTTAATATTATCACTTAATGTACAAATAGAGATCTCATTTCTTTTAACATTATACTATTATTTTACAAAAATGTAAATACTTTTGTTTAACTTAGTAAAACTTTTTTGCCAATTGTTGCATATGCAATAGCAAAAAGAACAAATACAAAGGGGCTGTATCTGTTCTTTAGTATCTCTATCACATTTTTGCTAATTATATATATAACATATTTTATATGTGTCATTCAAGGACAAAATAGGACAACTTATATTTTTTCAAATTTATTTAATGCTATTCCATTTTTTCTACATAAATCTCTATAGCTGTAATTCATTTCACTGGCAACTGTTACTAAAGATTTGCCTTGTATGTACACTTTTTCTAATATTAATTTATATGGCTGTTCTACTTTTTCCAATTGTGTCAGTATTTCTTTTTGTTTTTTATCTTCTTCTAATATTCTATTTAGCAATTCATTAACATTATCTAGTAATTTTGCCAACTTTTCTGCCATTGAATCTTCAACTTGCCTACTTCCGTTTCGGCATATCTGATAATACTGATGTTATATTTGTTACGTTTGATTTCAATTCCTCTATGTACTCTAATCTATCTTTAATCCATTCTTGATTATGTTTATAATCTTTTAAGTCTGTTCTATTCATATCTTTTGTTCCTCCTCTTTTACTATTATTACTTGTCCTTTATTTTCTTGTGCTCTTTTATAATATATTGGGGTTTCTTGCTCTTGATTTAGTTTTCGTAATTTATTTATAGCATTATTAAAGGCTGTTTCTATATTTTGAGATGTATTGTACAATTCTTTTAATATTTCTAATTCTCTGTATTCATATTTGCAATTATGTCTTTCTGCTAAACATTCAAAATATTTTTCTGTATATTCTCTTTTTTCTTTTGCAGACATATTTTGATAATTATTTAATAATTCATGATCTAAATCACTTCTTAATTTATCTTGTTCTCCTACATTTTGATATGCTATATTACAACGTTTATTTGCATCTATAAGTATTTTATTTAATTGTTCTAGTATCTCTAATGACTTCATTTGTGCCCTCCTTCTTCTTAAAAACTCCTCTTACTAATGATTTATAACATTTATCGCATAGATCACATAATTTTTTGCTTGTTCTGTCATTATGTTTAATATATACTTGTTTTAAAGTCTTTTCTTTAAAATTAATCTCTCGGCCACATCTATCACAATAGTATCTATATTTTTTTCCATATCCTCTCGGATTTATTTCTAATACTGTTTTCATTTGTAACACCTATCTTTCCAATGTATCTTTATTTCTTTTTTCTCTAAAAAACTTTATTAGTGTAGGTCTTAATTCATCGTAGTTTTCTAGTATTTTATGTATATTAAATATTACATCAAACTTTTCTATTTGCTCTTCTTTGCTTTCTATTTCATCTAGCTTTTTTAATTCTTCCTCTACAGTTTTTTCAAAACTTCTTATAATTTCCTCTTTAGGATTCATTGCTAATCCTCCTTTTTACTTTTATATACATCTTAATGATGATATGTATTTATTGGTCATTTATCTTTTGGTCTAGTTGCTTTACTGCTTTAATTAACGCATTTATTTGTGTACCTAGCATATAAATATCTGCATTAGTATATTTTCTTTCTCTTAATTGGTCTAATAACAATTCTTTTAACTCTTGTATATCTATTTCTTCTTGTTCTTCTATTATTTCTACTTCATCATTCAAATAAATACTTTCACAATTCAATTTGACTATAATATTTTCTTTACAACATAGCATAATATCAGTTCCTTTTAAATTTCTATTATAATATTTTATTTTTTCTGGAACTTCTTCTCTATTTGCTATTTTATTTAATAAATCTATTATTTTTATTGTTTTACTCATTCCAACCTAACTCCTTTACTTTTTATTCTATCTTATACTGAGATTTTTTCCGTATATATAAATTTATAATATCCACCTCTTTTACTTTCTTGCCACCATAAAAACCAAAACATTGTATCGCATATTTCATTTAATATTCTTTCATTTTCACTCCAACCACCTGTAGTTAGTTCTAATGTTTCTGTTCCGTTTTTTTCTTTACATATTTCACAAGTTCCATAATCGCAATTCCAATATTTTTCAATTATTTCTGTGCATTTATGCCAATTATTTGTATTAAATGTCAACATTTCTTCTTTGCTAAAATTACTCATACTCATTAGCTTTGTTCTCCTTTCTCTAACTCGTTTTTTATGTTATACCCTTCTTCAATGCAGTTATATAATTTTATATAATATGCTTCTTTATCGCTTAATTTATCTGCTCCACATTTATATTTCTTATTTTCCTTCTTTTCCTCATATGTAACTATTTCTAATACCTCAAATACTAAGTCTGATATATTGGCTCTTTCAAATTTGCCATCTACTTTTAAATGTTGCCACCATCTGAATATTGGAGGTTTTATTGTTTTTCCGACATAACATTTTAATGTATGTTTATTGGTAATTTTATATATGTATCCTACTAAATTATAATCATTGTCTTTTGGTACTCCTAAATGCTCCGCTTCTGATATCCATAAATCTTCATTATCAATAGTATTTACTAATTCGTTATAATGTTTTTCTTTACATTCATAAGAACAATATTCTCCAAATTTATTATGGATTTTATCTTTCTCCAATATTTCTATTTCTTTATTACAATAATCACATATAATTTTTGTTGTTTTATGATGATATTCATACCAATACAATGAGCTATCTGTTAAATAAAAATATCTATTATTATTTTTAGATTTTGCAAAAGGATAGTTTCCATATGTATCTATACAATGTTTTTTAGCTGTTTCTCTATTCTCTGATTCAAAAACATCCTCACTTATCAAATCTCTATTATCACATCGTTCTTCATTAACTTCATATAATCTTATAAAATAATACACATACTTTCTCCTTTACATTTCTTTAATTTTATCTATAACTATTTCTTTGCTTAATCTGCCTTTTGTATCTTCTATTTTTTTAATTAATTCTTCTTTAATTTGTTTTCTTGTTATATTTTCTTTGTTTTTTAATTTTTCTTCTAAAATATATTTTTCTTCTTTTAGCTCATCTATTATTTTTCTATTCTCTTTATTGTCAAATTCTCTCAGTCTTGTTTGAGTATCTTCTTGGTCTTTAGCCCAACTTAATTGATTTTCTAATTCTTTATTTCTAGTTGTTAATTCTTGAGATACTATCAATTGAGCATTGTATAATTGCTCATTTTTGTTTGCTTCTTCTTTTAATTTTCTTACTTTCTCTTCTAGATTTTCTTTTTGTTGCTTTACCTCTCTTATTTCTTCATATCCTTTTATCATATAATTTCTTATATCTGGTACAGCTATCATTTTCACATTTTCAAGTTCACTATTTTCTTTATTCTCTTCTTTCTCTTTTTTCTTAAATATACTTAACATATTTTTAAATTTTATCTCCCTCATATTTTCTCCTTTCACTAAAATTCATATAACCTTGCTTTATCTAATAAATTATTTCCTTCTAACCATTCTTTAATTTGATTTGTATCTATTGGACTTATTGCAACTAATTCTTTTTTTGAATTATTATTGTATGTTATATCTATTTCTATCTTTCCAAATACATCTAATAGCCCTATTTTTCGCATTTGAATTTCTTTAATATTTTCGTTATCTAACATTTCTAATGTTTTTGGATTTATTTGTTCTCTTGACATACTTTCTCCTTTCACATTTTTCCAACGACTTTTGTGTTATTTCCCACATTTTGCGTACTACTTTTGTATATGTTTTACACATTTTTCAAAGGGCTTATTTTCTATTCCAAGATTTGATTATTTCGTTTCCAGTTCTAATTGTAAATTCTCTTCTATCCACCCATTTCGGATTTAATCTTTTTAATTCTTCAACAAAATCTTCTAAATCTTCAAAATGTTTTGCTCCCCCTAAAATTTTTTTATTTTTATATAATGCGAATGATACTAACATTCTTTTTCTACCTCTTTCTTAAAATATTCTATTACACAATCTTCATATCTCTTATTAGAACGTTTTTCTAACATTTTCAATATCATTTGATGCTCTTCTTTTGTCAAAACTACTCTATATTTCATAGCATTTATTATCTTTTCTTGCTTCATTATTTTGTCAACTAAATCTACATAAGAAACATATTCTTGATGTTCGTGTTGAGGTATTTCTGGGGTACATAAGTAAATTTTTTTTGACAATAATTCTATTTCTTTTTCTTGTTTTTGGATTAGATTTAATACTATTTCGACATCTTTTATATATACTGGCATTCCTATATTTTTAGTAAATTTTTCACTTGTAAGTTTTCTATCTAATCTTTCAATAGCTTCTTTTTCTTCTTTATTCATTTTGATTTAGTCCTCCTCAACCTTATTATCAAAATTATGTTTTAAAGAGGCTATGCTTAAATGAATGTACTCATTATTGTTTATTCCAATTTCTAAAAAACATTTATATAGCTCTTGATAATGATAATCTGTTGGAATACATTCTTTTATATTTTCAAGGTGATAACTTTCACTTTTAATTAATTGATTCCAAAAATATTGTTCTAATTCTTTATTCTTTTCTTTTTCTGCTTGTAATTCTATTGCTAATTCACTACATCTTTTATTTTCTTCATTGCATTCTTTTATTAAATCGTTTATACTATTTATATTTATTTTATTTTGCTCTTTTTCTTTGTTATATAAATCTAATAAACCGTTTAAACCTTTTGAATATTCTTTAGCCTTAAATACTGTGTAATCATTATATTTTTTATCGTTTTGTTGTTCTTTATATTCACATTGTAATTTTTCTATTATTTCTATTATTTCTTCTTCACTCATATCTATTTATCTCCTTCTAATTCTTTATAGCTACAATTATCACATATATTATTTATTAATTCATCTATTTCAGCATCATTGCCTATATATTCTCCATCTAAATAATAATCTGTAATTGTATTTGTTGTTATTCCATCTAGTTCTAATAAACAATCTTCACATATTATTTCATCAGAATATTCATTTTTATAATAATGTTCATTATGCTCACTTCCACATATTTCACATTTCATTATTTATCATCTCCTTCTTCTAAAAGTTCTTTCAATGCTTCTTCTTTAATTCTTGCTTCATTATCATGTTGATAACATACTTGAACTTTTATAAAATCTTTATGATGATATTCTTCTATCTTTTCTTTTATTTTTGATTTTGGTATGTAATCAAGTTTTATTTTATAAATATCTTCTTTGCATAATATTTTTAATAACTCGCTACATTCTTTATATCTATCAACTAATTCTAGTTCTCCTCTTGTTAAATACTCTTGTTTATATTCTCCATCATCAGCATCTTGATATTTCTTCAACCTTTGTTTTAATATTTCTGATAATTCTGATTTTTCTATATAATCATTTAACCTTTCTATTGGTATATAATATTCTTCTACATCTGCTCTTGGCATCCATAATCCCATTTCCATTTCTTCTGCTAATGCTGTATAATCCAATGACTTTATTCTATTATTTTCTTCTTTTAATTCTTTATTTTCTTGTATTAGATTTTCTATGGCTTGTATTTCATTTATTCCTATTGTACATAAATCAGCAGTTATCTTATTTGTTTCATCAAAACATATTTTGTTAAAATATTCTTCTAATATTTCTATATTATTCATAGGCTTTACTCCTTTACTTTTATAATTAATACAACTCTTTTCCACATTTAATACATTTTGCATAGACTCGTAAGCTTCTTCCTTGTCCACTTCCTGTTGTTACATACTCATGGTCGCATTGTTCTCTCTTTATCATTAAATTCTTATATTCATCAGATTCTAAATATTCTTTTTCATCTATATGTTGTTTTATACCAAAACATAGTATAATAATTATTACTATAATATAAAACACAGTGATTATTTTTAATATTTTTCCCATAGTTTACTCCTTTTCTGTAATATTGTATATTACACTCTACAGTATATTTTTTACACTATAAACTAGTAGTTTATAGTTTGTATGTTTACTTACATACTATCTTTAAATTTTTATAATAATTATTTCTTTTATCTCCATCTATATAAGTTACTCTTTCGTTAGGTTTTAATGGCCTAATAAATAGACTTGCTTCCATTCTTGGAACATCTATTGTGTATCTTTTTCCATCTTTGTATATATCTGTTTGGATTATCCATCTATGAAATCTCGCACTTTTTATTTTTCCATTTTTGTCATTTCTAATTCGACCATAATTACTTAAAGAATAATTAAACTGAGGTATCTTTTTCCATTCCTCTTCAAGCATAACTTGATCTACCATTCCTTTTAGCATCCATTTAAATTCATCAAATATTTCAAATTCTAATTTTTCTTCTTGACACATTTCAACTAATAATTGAAATGCTTCTTTACCATTTTTTACTGGTTTTTCTTCTATATCTTTTTCTATAATTTCAACAAGTTCATATCTATGCTTAATTAACTTAATCTGCCCTTTTTTATGTTTTGATAAATAGCTCCTTAAACTTGATACATTCTCATTTATAAATTCTGCTATTTCTTTTATACTACCTACGAAAACACATTGTTCATATTCTTTCAAATCATATAATCCATAGAATTTCATTTATTTTCCTCGTATTTCATTATGCACTTCACTTTCTAATTTTCTTTTTATAGCATAATCGCAAGCTTCATCACTTGGTTTATGTATATGACTACAAAATGGATAACGAGCACAGTCCTTACATTTCATTGCTTTTCCTCCTCTATCTCTAAAATAACTTTTGTTTCTTTTCCATATTCAAAACTATCTGTAAATCCTGTAACATAGTTTCTATTGTCATCTTTCATTTTTCCACACTCTACCATTGCATCTAAAATAAATTTTTTAGCAAAACATACATTATCTAAGTCTCTTCTCTTATTTCCTTCTATCCATGTAAAATTTATTTTTATTGGATTCTTAAACTTAGGTAAAGTATTTATTATATAGCTTATATCTCGTTGTATATCTTTTTTCATTTGCGCCCCTGCAAATTTGTTACTTCTGCATTTATATGTATAATCATTTAAACTTGGAAATTTATATGGTATTTCAATTTTTATCATTTATCCTCTCCTGTATTCCTAATATTTGTTTTATTTCTTGTATAGGTTTTCTAGCATATTTACAGTTCTTATCTCCTACAAAGTTTTCATCTTCTAGCCTCATACATCCTAAACAACTTTTACAAGGTTCTTGTAATTCTTTCATATTTTCCTCGCATATTCTAAATAATAATTTTCTTCTTCTTGTTCTCTTTTTTCTGTTACTTTTAATTTTTCTTTAATCTCTGGATGATTTTCTAACCATTTTCTTCTATGTCTTGTTATACTTTCAAAGCTTATTCCTTTATATTTCATATTATTTAAAACATTTACTATTGCTGTATCTTTATTAATTCCTGTCATTTCATTAAGTGTTTTGAATATTAAGTAATTATCATCTTCTCTTGCGTATTTATCATTTTCTAAAATGTTATATACTATCTTTTTTGTTTCTCTATTCATTTGTTAATCACTCCTTACTCATTTCTGATTCTTTAATAGCCTTTCTCATAACTGTTATTATTTCTGCTTGATCTACTATTATTTGCTGCAATCTTTTAATTTCTTTGTCTTTTTCATTCATAATTAATCTCCCATTTTTATTAATTTTTCAAAGTCCTCATCTGTATATTCTCGCTGTGTAAAATTAGTTTTCTTGCTTTGTTTTACAGGTTTCTTCTCATTTTGTGCATCAGCTAAAGTTTTAATATTAGCTTTTTGCCAATTATTTAATATAGCTTTTATGTATTGAATTGTTTTTTTGTTAGCTTCTACACTTATTTGCATAGCATATATTATTAAATCAATTGACATTTCTTCTGCATAACTCTGCAATATTTCTAATCCATAGGGTGTAATAGCTCCTATATTCTCGTTGTAAAAGTCAATAACTTTTTGCAAACCGTCAATACAACTGTCGCTTGCATTATTATTATCATTGTCATTTACATTATCATTTACATTTACATTATCATTTACATTAGTTTCTATTTTGCTTTTCTTTTGCTTATCATTTGCTTCTGTTTTGCTTTTCTTTTGCTTTCCATTTTCATATTTTTTATAATTTGCATCTAATTGAGGTTTAACAAGAGAAAATATTGCTTTTGATATTCCATTGAGCTGTATTTCATTTTGATTTAAAGCATATTGCATAATTGCATTATATGTATCTGCTTGATTTTCTTTTGGTAACTCATTTATAGCTTCATAAAAACTTCTGTAAAATATAAAACTATCTCTTGCCATTTTCTCCTCCTAATATTTTTTGTATATTAAATCTTCTTTGTTCCATTCTGCCCCATAAATCGATTTTAAGTAGTTTTCTATGTAATCCTCATATAGTTGTGTATTTTGTCCAAAATCTTCTTGAAAATGACATTCTGGACATAATGTAACTACATTTTCTGGTATGCCTAAACCACCGTTGACTCCTTTTTATGAAATGTGCATTTGCACAAGTCTTTGGAACATACTTTTCGCAATATATACATCTGTTGTTATCTCTGTGCCATACTATTTCTTTAACTTTAGGTGTAATATCGCAAGCTTTACTTCTTTTGCTCATGTTTATCCCAACTTTCAATTAAACTATTTATTTCTGCTTCTGATTTTGTTTCTATATTTAAACTTTTCGCTAATTCTACTAGTAACTGTATTAATAAACTCATTTCTTTTGTATTATAGGTACTCGAACCGTAATAGCAATGTATTTTTACGCATTTATCTTTTCTTGAAACTTCTTGTATTAAAAATCCCAAACCTTGTTTACTCCATACTCGTTTAAAATTTTCAAATGCTTTTTCTTCTACTATCATTGGTTCGAATGTACCTATTTGTAATATTGCATCTTGATATATATTTTCTTTCGTAATAACTTGTCCCTCTTTGCATAATTCCTTTGCTATCTTATCGCACAATATCCAACAATAAGCATTTGCTTTAAGTCCTCTTTTTTCTGAATATTCTGTTACTTCATATTTTTTATCTTTATTTTGTTCAAGCAACCAAGTTATTAATTTATTTGCTGTTCCTACCATTTTGGAAATTCTCCTTTCACTAAACATTCTGTTAAAATATCTAGTTTGGGTAAATATTCGTTATTTATAAAATCTTCGTCATACTCTATTGGTATAAGTTGTAATCGTTCTTTGTCTATTTCATTAAAATAATTGTTGTAATCATCACTATTTAAGGCATAAGCCACTATATATAATTTATGTATTTCACTTGCATACATTTCAATTTGAGCTTGTCTCCAATATTGTTTTGATACTTTAAATTCCTTTTCTGCATTATGGGTTTTTACTTCATAAATGCAAGTATTTGTATTTCCATCTAAATTAACTCTTAGTCTATTTATAATTATTTGTTTATCTTTTTCTAACCCTTCTATTTTTAGGCTATCTAGTATTTTATGTTCGTAGTTATTTCCAGCTTTCGTAGCTTCAGAAGAAAAAGAATTTTTATTCAACCCTAATTTCTCAAGCCACCAATTTTCGAATGTTTTTGTTTTCCAGTTTCCTACAACAAAACTTGTATCACTTGCACCTATGTAATAACTTCTATCTTGACTTTGTATCAATATTTGCTAAATCTCTTTCAAAATTATTTAAAGTATCAAAATAACTAAATAAAGCTTTTACTTCGTCTTCTGTTTTATGAAGTTTTTCCGCAATTTCTTTTGTTGTTAATCCTTCTTTCATTTTTTGAGTATATATTAACTGGCATCTTTCTTTAATTTTGAATATATTATGTTTGTTTAGATCATCTTCCCAATTGTCTTTTTCCTCTTTTAATTCATCTTTTAACCACAAATCAAATCCTAGCCCAGTTCTAATAGCAACACCTTTTACAAACAATCTTGTTTGACAATTCCATAATCTTTGTTGTGACATCGAATTATCTTTTACTGGATTACTTCCATTCATTACAGGACCTCTTTGTATAAACTCAATATCATCTATTACAATCTTTACTGCCGTTTCATAAACTCTGTTTTTGTTTCCTTTGCTATCAGAATATTCTTGTGTTGTCATAAACAAACTACTTCCTGTATTTTCATTTACAACTGGTTCAAAATAAACTTTTTCTGCTCCGTTCTCATGTAATAAATCCACTACTTTTGCCCAGTTTAAATAGTCTGCACCATCTCTATTTTCTGTCCATTTACTAACATCTACTTTCCTTAAATCACTATAACTTTTTAACATTTTTAATCCTCCTTATTAATTCTCTTCCATATTTCATCATCATAATTTTTATCATCTTTTTCTGCCAAATATTCTAAATAGTCTTCATAATTACTGTCATTCTCTATATAATCATCGTCTAATACCATTCTATTTTCTAACATTTTTCTTTCCTTTCTTTGACATATTCCAAAATTAGTGTTATACTAAAAATGGAATATGAATTTATATATGTTCTTATTTTGAGTTAGTTTTTTGATTGGTAGTCGTTAACTAGCTCTTTTATTTTGTCTGTTTTTTGTTTTTCATTTTGTACATTTGAATATAAAACTTTAGTTATATTATCAATAAATTCTTTTTTATCTTGTCTGTATTCACTTGCATTCATTAATAATATTTCACTTTCTTTTTGATAATCTTTAATTAGAATATCTCTTTGTTTTACTCTTAATTTTTCGTTAGAGTATTTATGTTTTTCTTGATTAATTTTTTCTCTAGCCACTAAACCAAATAATGTAACTCCTATAAATACTCCCATTAGTCCACCTAATATTACTGACATATTCTCATCTCCTTTCTTGTAAAATTTTATAAATCATTGTATAATTTCCTCGAAAGTGAGGTGCTTTTCAATGATTGTTTATCATATAGATAGAACTTGTTTATTATCTGTAAATCAAACAATATTTCCTTTAAAACACTATGAACTAGAAAATATTTTTGATGTTTATAATAATTGTTTTTCAGCTCATGGAATCCAATATTTATCTAAGAATTTTAATAATAATATCAATTCTTTCTTATGGGAAATTGCAATTGAGTATGTAAGGTTACTAAAATATCCACAATACCCTTCAAGATTTAATTGCCTATTTGCTGTTGAGAATTTTGAACAACTAAATGATTGGAATATTTTTTTTAACTCATCTGCTCATAATATTGTTAAAATTGAATGCGATAAATATTATAAATTTGATGCTAGATGGATTACTAATCCTGGTGCATTTTATGATTTTAAAAAAACAAATAAGTTTGATAATATATCATTTGCAAGTTATTGTTTTTTTGCAGATAAATACTGGTCTGGTAAGCCAAGTTCTAATCCTCTTTGGGAACTTCTTGTTGAACTTCCTTGTAAATGTGTTGATATTCTTGAACGTTAAGTAACGGAAATTCATGCGGTGGTAAAGTTTGATTATTACATAAGTTTCTTGAAAGTTCATCAGTTGTTCCAGCAACTGATGTTTCTTTATTTAGTAACTCTTTTAATTCTTGTACTGTACATTTTATTTCCATAACTTCCTCCTAATAAACTGTTATATTCATAAATCCTATTGTAAAAATACTTATCCAAACTGCATGAACTAGTAGTACGAATATTGCTTGTCTTAA